TTTGAGTTATGTAAATTTTTAGCCAACACTAATATTGATTGGCTTACTTGCATATTTAGTTATGTTCTTACCAACATAATCAGATACGACTTTAATTATTTCTTTTTCATTCTGTTCGTTAATTCCAAATATATTTCTTCCTCTATCTGCATTACCTTTAACTTTTAATCCATCACGAAACATAATATCAACACCAACATTAGTTGGCTTTTGTGCTGATATAGAACCAAGCATTTGTCCTGTTAATCTTAAATTAGGTGGACTTGTTTGCTTTGATGTGCTTACACCTTTCGCAGCGGCTTTACCGGCAGATTTCTTTGAAGCGTATTGTGTTGTATATCCTTTAAACTTATATCTTTTATTTGTGCCTTCAGTTGTTCCAAATCCTTTATCTGAATCTTTAACAATCTTCGTTGCAGCTTTACCACCTATCTTTGCCCACAATGTGCTTGGTAGCTTTAAAATGTTTTCTGCTTTCATTTTACCATCCAATCGTGTCTGCAATTAAATCCACCACGTACACCGAAGGGTGTTAGGCTTGAACTTACTTCAGCTTCAGTATATCCTTTTTCTGGTTCATCATTTAGTGTTGCAACACATTCATCTCTTGTTGATCCATCGAGCGGACCAACATAAGTCCAACGAACATCTTCACCTTCAAATACTTTGTGCCTTGCAAGATTGTCGAACTGTCTAAAGCCATCATTTACCGCTACGTTTAATTGATGCGTTTCAAGTTTAATTGTTTCGGATAATCTTTGAACAATAGCTGAAGGACGTTCACCAGATACAATACCTTTAAATAATCCATCTTTTAAATCGTTAGCATATACAGTTGCTTTACCTAATAATGATGAAGCTTCTAAGTCTTGTAATAGTTCAAGCTGACCAACAGTTGCACCTTTAACTGTTTTGATTCCACGTCTTGCAGCTTCTTTAGCAACTTCATCAACTTGACCTTCATAAGCATCCATTAAACCATTCACAGCGTTTGAATACCCTCTATCTAATAACTCTTTAAAGAAGTCTAATTCTTTTGCAATCGCAACAAGTTCTGTATCACTTAATGTGTCCATTCTTTTCGCAATGGTCTTTAAGTCATTAAGCAATTTCTTCTCAATGTCTTGAATCTGACTCATAAATTTATTTACGGGATCAGCCACCTAATATCCTCTGTATTGCTGTTGTTGGTTGTTCTGGCTTCTGTGCTTCAGCTTCAAGCTTCTTATTCTCATCTACTCTATCCATAAGCTTCTTTAGGTCCTCATCTTGAATGTCTGGATTGAAATAACGTATTAGGTCTGTTCTATCCATTAAGCCTTTAGCCATCATAAATTCTAATCGTTCAAATTCTTGCTTCTGATCCGTAGGAAATTCTACTTCTGCGAAATCCACCGAATAATGTTCGCCCATATCTTTGCCTGTATGTACACGCAGTACTTCTCTATCCACTTCATATCTTTCGTGTTCCCAATCTCTCCATTTAGGTATGTCTGATATTCTTGATTCTAAATTTTCCATTTCCATTAGACGTAATGCAGCACCACTTGGAGCATTACCCGATTCATCCCACTTAATACGTAAGTGATTATTAATAGCTGTTTGATTAGCAAAGGACTTAGCCACCTCAATCATTTGTAAAAGATTAGCCGGACTTGATACAAAAGAAAATGAACTGTCTTGAGGCATCAATAAGACACGATCAATACCAAGCTTCATACGTGTCGCTTCTTCAATACCCGTTGCCACAGGCTGACCAAACGCAAATCGTGTTGCCAATGCTATCTCTGTATTAGCGATACCAATTTGTACGGCTGCTCTTATAACATCTGAAGCACTTTGACTATAATCCATAAAGGTCACAGGCATAATTGAATAGGGATTAATATTATCTTCATTGACTTGTATTGTTCTACCCGCTTGGTCAAACTTTAAATGAATACCGGGTACACCATCCCTTGATTCAGACCAGAATACAAACACACGATTGTTCTTTGAATCTCTACCTACTTCATACGATACACCAAACGCACGTGAATCCCCTTCTACAAAATATCTTTTATAATGTGGAATAATATCATAATCTAATTTGTCACCAACGTACTTAGTACGAAAAGCCATAGAGCCTGTAAGCCACGATGTTTCATTAAACTCACGTGCTACTGTATCTAAATGATGTGCCAACGCCATATAGTCATCTGCCTGTTCACCGTTTATCATACGCTTCGGTGCGTTCTTATAGATCATATTCCTTGCACGTGCAAAACGAGGCACAATCTTTTGAGGAAAAGACGGTATCTGTTCTAATGTAGAAGGCGAGAACCATTGTTCAATGTGTTGGTCAACGTGTCTATGATAATAAAAATCTAAAGCTGTATCACGTTCTGCGTTCTCTTTATCTTCTAAATTTCTTTGTGCTGTACGTATAGATTCAAGAACTATCTGTTGTGATAGGTCGGGCAACACTACATCATTAACTGTCATCATTCATACATCCAATTCTTATCCATATTGAAACTCATTGTTTGAGTGTTATTTATTAAGTCTTGTGCTTCCCTTTTAATTCTTTTGTCAATTTGTATTCCATATATCCATAGTCCTATGAATACACAGTTAAAGGCTGCTGACATACCTAAGATAAAGGCTACCATCTTACGCTTTCCATAATCTTGCGAGTAGCCGGAAAAAGCCGATTAATGCCGTATCCCATCGCATCGCTACTATGCGATTGAGTACTGTCTCTTTTATCTATATCATTTCCGTACCATACGTTTCTTTCAAAGTCCATAATTAGATTAGGGCAGTTCTCACAAGAGAAGTTGCCTTCACGTATTAACTTATTAACTGAATTAACACGCTCACGTACAGGCGGATTAGCTTTAGGTACTGATATATTATATCCAGAGTGCGATTTGATAATAAAATGGTCACTATTTACAGCAGATGAACGCCTTGCACTCCCACTTGCATCCGGAAATATCTTAGCTTCTGGGTATCTCTTAACCAATTCTTCAACCATATCATACGTTGTTGCGTTCTTCAATCTTACTTCATCAAATACGTGTATCCAATTAGGTCCTATATAAAATATCTCTGAACTCATAGCATCGACATTAAAGTCCATACCAATACCAATCGGTAGGTTCTCATTCTTTAAGTCTGGACGTTCTACAACGTGCTTATCCCTATCAAAGTCTTTATATACTCTGCCTTGTGTTAGATTAACGAACTTGCCATATACGTATGCTTGTATCTGTTCTTCTGAATATGCTTGTAATAAACTTTGTTTGTAATCGTCTGGTAAATATGGATTATCTAAGGTTGATGCTTGGATTGTACCAATATCAAGGTCTGGATCATTAGCTAACGTAAAGCCCCAATTCAATTGCTCTGGTGTCCCTGTTAAGAATATCTGTGACTTCTTAGCTTCTGGATGTCTTACACGTGCAATCATTTGTTCAAAGACCTCACGCTTTTGTATAAATGGTTCATCTATAACCGCCCAACCAATGTTTGGACCACGTAACGAATCCGGTTTATCGCCAGAGCCAAGCCATAATGTACCGCCCCAATTATGAAAAGTAAATTCAGACCGTTGCTGATTATAGGTGTAATCAATTTCAGCACGTTGGCACAACTCTTTTAACGTCACTATTATCGTCTTGGTCGCCAACTGATGTGAAGGTGATATGTACATTCCCGGTACAGGACTGTTTAAATAACTCATATAAAGAGATTTTAATGCTCCGATGTAAGTCTTGCCACTCCCATATCCGCCAATCAATAGGACAATACGATTGGGCATATCCCAGAATTGCCGCTGATGCTTGAGCATACTGTCTTTCTTTATTCTGAATATCACTCAATTATTATTTCATCTTTTCTAATACGTTGCTCTACATATTCTCTGGGCTTCCCCTCTACCCTGTTCATATACATTTCGGCAGCTTTTAATGAACCATTCTCTGCCATACTTAGAACTTTATTCAATATCTTTTCTTTACGTGTCTTGCCTTTACTATCTTCTGCTTTAGCAAGTTCTTTAAAAAGTTCTGACATTGAGCCATTACGACCATTCGGATTGCCAGATTCACCCGGTTTAAAGCGATTGCCTATCTTATTGCCTTTAGCAAATTGACCATTTGACCGCTTGTTTACCGTTTGCCTATCCATCGTTATCAACTAAAGCCATCACCAGAGGCTTATCTATCTTCTCCATTAAATCTTTTACTTTATGTGAGTCAATTTCGTACACGTCAAACTCTAATCGCCACGTATGCGTTGTCTTTAAGTTCTTTATGCCAACTAACTCCACGTTTAATGCAACACCTTCTTTATCATCCATTATTCTTCTGATCTTGGTATAATTTGGACTTTAGAATCTTTGCCCTCTAAGAATATGTGATTTTTTATAAATGAAATTGGTGAAATAACCTTTCTGGTTCTGCAAGAATCACATTTAGGGCATTGTTCAGACGAATCATCGTCCATTGTGCATATAGTTTCCCAAACCCATAAGCAATGATTGCATTTATAGTCGTATCGTATCATCTTTCCGGAAAGAGTACGTTTGTTTTCCTGTCTGCCGCATATTACACCGTCTGATTACCAGAAACACGGGTAGGGCAACAAATACCCTCTTACTTATAAGGGAAAAGGTGAACTTTTTAGATTTGGGATTCTGCTAAAGCCTTATCACCCTTGACTTTACAGCGATTCCAAGCTTTCTTCAAAGTTGATTCAGATTTATTTGTGATTTTAGAAATTTCTTTAAAAGTATCTTTTCTAATCTGGTGATGAAAGTAAACCAGACGTTCAAAATCGGTCATAAAATACCCAAGTGTAAAGCCTAAATTTAAAAACTTGAGATTGTTTACAGCTTTTTCCGCAAGTTCCTGTATTTCTGCAATTCTTTCTTCTTCTTCCGTGTGTCCGCACATAGGGCAAGGTTCGTGGCTTGGTTCAATCAAAATGGTAAGTCGTCTTTTTCTTCTTCAGAGCCATATCTTGATTCGTGTTGATCTGAATCTTTAGGTTTATAAGTATCTTCAACTATATAGTGAGTAACACCCTTTTCTGAAGGTTCTTTTCTTTTTTGAATAACAATATTAGCTGATCCATTCTTTTCGATAGATTTTAACTGTTCACTAAACTCATCTACTTTTACCCATACTTTTAATACTGTACCGCCATTATCAAAAGCGTGTTCTTTTATAACTGCACCATTAAGATAGTTCTTGTTTTCTGGCATTTTTACGATCCCTTCGTTTTTTTGATTTGTATTCGGCAATAGCTTTACGCTTCTTAGCCTTCAATTGTTTTTTACGTTTTGCTTCTTTATTTGGCATAAAAGTTATTTAACATTTCTTGTCATTCTCTTTCTAAAATATCAACAGTTTCAACAGCGACTATTTTGTCAACAGTTCCAACAATTTTTACAGGATAAGGTTTCCCAGTTCTATCGTTTTTTTGTTCTACTCCGTTTATATTTTCAGCCCAAAAACTAAAAACATAATTTGCGGTATCTGGTTTTAGATCATATGAAACTCGGTCTGTTTTTAATCCTTCGTATAAATCAATAGTAAAATTATCTCCATTGGATAAAAATATTTTCATAATATTATCGTTTTTTACATTAAATATCATTTTGCCTCTCTTTCTTTTTTTGTTTTATCCTTTGTTCCGATGGATGTTCTTGTCCTAGTTCATCATAGTATATCCATCCAACAAAATCATTATCTATAGCATCAAGGTTGTAAGTAGATAGTGATTCAGTACTTTTTCCTCCACGTGGTCTATATAATAAAAAATCTGAATATCTATCAAAGTGTGCAATTGAAAATCTTTCTCGTTCTACATATCCATCAGCGTTCAATTCTACACAATAGCAGCCACCATTCGTTTTATGTTTATTAACATCTAAATTACAAAAGGAACATCTGTTTATTTTTACTGATAAACGCTTATGTGATAAATTGCTACTACAAACTTTACAAAATAAGTCTGCTCTAGATAAAGTGTGTACGTGTACTTTACGTAAACTCATTTAATTATTATAAAGAGTTAGCTTCTCTCATTTTGGCTAAAACATAATCTGAATTTTGACTTAATTTTGATAAAAGCTTTTTGTCTTTTAAAGATTCCATTCTTTTCCAAGCACTTCCGCCTATTTTTATTGTTCCATCTTTTATCAGTCCTTCATAGAACTTTATTTTTGACGTTATAGACTTACAAGATAAAACTCGCTTATTTATATTGCTCATTTTTATTCCTTTATTTATATATTTTTTTTAAAAGCTTGTTTACGCTCTCAACGTGTTTATTACAGGCATAAGCTAGTGTAATCGTTTCACCATCTTTACAATCAGTAAATTCATAAACACCCACACTTAAACAAGAGCCTTCCTTACATAAGTTTGGCAATACTTTGTTTACTTGTATCATTTTGGAACACTTCGCATATTTGTTTGAACATAATTAGAATTTTTCTTGTGTCTAATATATGGAGTTTTACAGCCTTGACATCTATACACAGGAAACTTATTAGCTGACGTAAAATATTCTGAATCCGTTTCATCTAAGAACTCACACGCACAATTAGGACAAACATCACCATCCATCAAAACACCGAGGTTCGGGTGATTCTTTATGTAAGGTCTTAGCTTTAGGTAAACTTCTTCCAATCCCATTACATCGTGTCGATTATATTCTTCCATTGTGTTCAATTGTTCTTGATTACCGTGAATACAATCTACCCATAATTGAAAGTTTGTTGATAGTTTTTGTTCTAACTTAAAGTGTTTTGTGAGGTAGTCTTGTTTATATGAAACAAAAGCAAATTCCCTACGTGCTACTTTAAGCGTATCAATGGTTTTAAATGGTGAAGGTGGCTTTATATCGTTATCAATAAATCGTGCGTTTAGCTTCCTTAGATCAAACCTATCGCCATTATGTCCAATTACAATATCAGCTTCATCTAATAGCTTCCAAATTGATTCTAATATTCGCTTGTCATCTCTGGCTATTGATTCTTTTGGTGTAACTATATCAGAAACAACCTTTTCATCGTATAACCATTTTGCTGCCCACGACAAAACAAACCAAGACTTTTCTTCGCCACTTTTATCTTTAATTATATTTGTATGTGGAATAAACTGCTTATACAGTCCCCAAACATAAACTTCCATTGGTGCAGTTTCAATATCAAATATTAAAATTTTAGGTAAATCAACTTTCGGTGAATCTCTTGGCACTTGAAATTGTTTTTTGCAAGTGTGACAAGCATATCGCTGCATATTTGTTTCGTAACTTCTAGAATATACAATACCTTTTTTACGTAAATGCGTTGAATTACATTTTGGACATATTGCTCTCATTGTTTTTCCTTTGGTATGTGGTTACCATAAAATAGAATTACTTATTTTTTTTACATTATCTTTTAAACTTATATAGCCTACAAATTTTTGAATTTTATCTTTATTTTCAAAATCTGTTGTGCTTGTGAGTTTTCTCCATTCCCATTCAAAATTATAATTATTTTTTTCAAGATCAGAAATATTAAATATATATATATCGCCATTTATATAAACTGCATAAATAAATTTCTTAGCATTTAATTTTGCATAATAAGAATTAAAAGAAAATTTACTAAATTCGATAATTTGTTTTTCGTA